CTGCCATCTAGATTATGATCTTGAAACCTGTAAATTCAATGAAACTGAACCCGAGCCTGAGTTCGATCCAACAACCGATTTCTAAACCAAACCCTCCCACCCCTGAAGCAGTTGCAAAGGCACAGTTCGTCGATAAGACTTACCAATGGAAGGGATCTACGGCGAATAAAGCTGCTGACGTACAACCTAATATTTAACGGACTAATCTTTGTTACCAACCTGTTTATCGTGGCAGGTGTTATCCGTCATTGGAACGACCAATGAGTGCTTACTTATTTGACCTCGAAACAGACGGACTTTACAATGATTGCACCCAGATTCACTGTGTTGGCGTTTATGATCTCGATGCCCGCAAAGCTTTGGTCTACAACGACCAAGGTGATCAAGCTCCGATATCTCAAGCTATTACCATGCTTGAAGGTGCGGACTACATCATCGGGCACAATGTCATAAACTACGACATCCCAGTGATCAAGAAACTTTACCCTTGGTTTAAACCTGAGGGTCAGGTTGTTGACACATTGTTACTGTCTCGTCTCTACCATGCAGACATCCTTGACATCGATCAACGCCGTAAGTGGAACATGATGCCACTGAAACTCTACGGGCGTCACAGCCTTGAGAGTTACGGTTATCGACTTGGCTGCTTCAAACAGGACTTCGGTAAAACGACGGACTGGAAAGATTGGAGCCAGGAGATGCAAGACTACTGCGAACAAGACATACAAGTCACCCTCCACCTATGGAATCATTTCCACAAATACCTGAATGGGTAACTCTTGAACATGACATCGCAACCATCCTCACCCGACAAGAACTACATGGATGGCGCTTTGATGAGAGCGCTGCATGGCAACTTGAATGTACTCTCAGAGGAGAGCTGGAAAGCCTTACTCAAGTACTTCGGGACCGGCACCCTCTCGTCGCAGGGAGCGAGTTTACTCCGAAGCGACCTAATCGAACACAAGGATATGTGCAGGGTGCCACATTCACTCGCTTAAAAGAATTCAATCCAACTTCACGAGACCACATCGCATGGGTTCTACAAACGCACTACGGATGGTCACCTTCTATCATGACCCAAACAGGGAAACCAATGGTGGACGAAGTAATCCTGAAGGATATTCAGAACGATTTCGCCCAGATGTGTTCCCGCTGCTTGGATTTGACGAAGAAGCTCGGCTTGCTGAGCGAGGGAGTGAACGCTTGGTTGAAATTGTCTCGGAGTTCGAGGATTCACCATCACTGTTCTGTAGCAACGGTGACGCATCGTGCAGCCCACCGCAAGCCAAATCTGGCGCAGGTGCCGAGTGACCTTGACTTCCGAAGACTATTCACGGCGTCGCCCGGTCTTTGTATGGTCGGAGCAGACCTATCGGGCATTGAGCTACGGATGCTTGCTCATTACTTGGCTCGGTATGATGGGGGTCGTTATGCTGACATTCTCCTTAATGGAGACATCCACCAAGTCAACGCCGACAAGATCGGCATCTCCAGAAGAGCCGTCAAGACTGTAACTTATGCATTTTTGTACGGCGCTGGAGACCAGAAAATTGGGTTAAGTTACGATGCTCAACTATCATCAAAACAAGCGACTGCAAAAGGTAAAGAGATCCGTGCTGCTTACATGGAGGCAGTACCTGGACTTGAGAAACTGGTTACGGCGGTTAAACAGAAGGCGCAATCCTCTGGTAAGATCCGTGGTATTGACGGTCGCAGCATTAGCTGTTCTAGCCCTCACAAAGCTTTGAATATGCTGCTGCAGTCATCCGCTGGTGTCATCGCCAAACGATGGATGCAAATTGTTAACCAAGAGCTACCACCCCACACCCACCAACTAGCTTTTATTCATGACGAACTCCAGTTTGAAACAAGACCCGAATCAGCTGACGATCTTTGTACATCCTTGGTACGAGGCGCTCAACGATCTGGGGAGTACTACTCCATGCGAATTCGGATTGACGCTGAAGCCAAACGAGGAAACAATTGGGCCGAAGTCCATTGAATGGGCTGCTGGACTGTATGAAGGTGAAGGTTATTTAAGTACAACAGGTAAAACTAATTCTGGTTATCGCCTTTGTTTGAGAATGACTGACTACGATGTTGTCAAAGCTTTTCATGCAACAATTAATGTCGGTAAATTTTATGGACCGTACCGACCTCCCAGCATGCCATCTCATTACAAATCTCTTTGGGAAGTAAGAGTCAACAGCAAACACGACATCTTCAAAGTCATCTGCGATTTTTATCCTTATATGGGTGAGCGTCGCCGTGCTAAATTCGATGAGTTCCTAACCACCTATGGCAACTAAATCTAAAACCGCTCTTGGTCGTGCTGATTTTCAAAGCCGCGCCAAGTACAAACACACTCACCAAGGCAGTGGTAGACGCTCTTTGCCTAAGAAGGGTAAGAAAGCTTACCGAGGTCAAGGACGATGAGTGCTCTAATTGACTGCGACTTCATTGTCTACAAAGACTGTGCTGCCGCTGAAACAGAGATTGACTTCGGGGATGACATCATCCTTGTAGCGTCTAGATTCTCTGATGCTCTACGCATGGTAGAGGAAGACCTCTATCGTATTGCTGAAGACCTTGGCTGCTTTGATGACTCTATTCTTTTCTTTAGCGATTCCGTTAACTTTCGCAAGGCTATTGATCCTGACTACAAGGGACACCGGAATCGAAAAAAGCCTTGCGGTTACAAGAGGGTTATCAACGCGCTCAAGAAGGCGTTCCCGGTTGTCGTCCTACCGCAACTTGAGGCGGACGACGCAATGGGAATCTATGCCACCAGATATCCTGGACAACATGTAATTGTCTCTCCTGACAAAGACATGCGACAGATTCCTGGTGACTTGTACAATTTAAAGGATCCAGTTGAAACAATTGATGAAGAGGAGGCACGACGTTGGCACCTAATCCAAACCCTCGCAGGCGACCAGACGGACGGCTACGCAGGAGTTCCAGGTATTGGAGTTAAACGTGCAGTCACTCTCTTCGAGAAAGAAGGATACACTTGGGAGACTGTAGTCAATGCATTCGCTGCTAAGGACCTGGACGAGGACGTGGCACTACGAAATGCTAGACTTGCTAAAATTCTACATTTCGAGAACTATGACTTCGACACCAAGACCGTCAAACACTGGGTTCCCCCCGCCGCCGATAGTTGAATTAACTGTCGAGCAAGACTTTAAGCTGAAGCAAATTGAGCTGATGCTTGAGAAAGCTAGTCGTGAAGACATCATTACTGTGTTCATGGCTTTACAACATCAATGTTTTGTCCTCGGTAACAACGTTTCACAATTAGTCAAACTATGGCCCGCACCAACGATTACGGACCCGGATACTATCAACGAGGTAATATCCCAGTTTGGGAGTTTATTCGAGACCAAGGATTAAACTTTCATCTCGGCAACGCGATTAAGTACATCTGCCGAGCAGGTTACAAAGGTATCGACGGGCGTAGCCTACAAGATGCCTACATTAAAGATCTCACCAAAGCAATCCACTACCTGCAAAATGAACTTGAAAACGCGGTTGACCCAGAGCCTGATGCAGCAAGCGAAGGATTTTCGGAAGAGTTTCCAGGTCAGGAACGATACTGGGATAGCTTCACGGACAATGCAGAAGCATTTGATCGTTGAAGAGTTTAAAGAATTCCTCGAAGCTGAACAGCTGCTGCTGAAAGACTTCACCCGCAACAAAGAAGACTGCCTGAAAGAACTGGCAGATTTGGTCTATGTCTGCTACCAATATGCTGCTAACATGGGCTGGGACCTCGATGAAGCTATGGATCGGGTCCACAAAAGCAATATGTCTAAACTGGATGACAACGGTCAACCAATCTTCCGAGAAGATGGTAAAGTGTTGAAGTCCGACAACTACCAACCCCCTACCCTCACTGATCTCGTTTAAAGAAATGTCCACCTCGCTCATTGCTCGCACTGGTCGTGTCCAGTCTTGGATTGACGATCCCACCTCCCGTCTACCCGTCTCTTGTACTGTATTTGTCGTCGAAGATTCGATGACTGGAGAAAATGGAATCGAAGCCTCATGGAAGTTTGCATCTAATGCTCTTAGGTTTGGAGCGGGCTGTGCTATCCATCTATCAAAATTGCGGCCCCGAGGAGCAGAGAATGGTAAGGGCTTGGTGTCATCAGGTCCCGTATCTTTTGGGAAGATCTACTCAACCCTGAACGAGATTCTTCGTCGCGGTGGTGTTTACAAAAACGGCGCAATTGTACTGCATATTGACGCTACGCACCCTGATTTGATTGAGTTTATTGAAACTCCTCGCAGTGAGCTTCCTTGGGTCAAGCGTTGTGTGAACATTAATGATGATTGGTGGGCAGAAATGCCTGACAATAAGCGTCAAGCTTTGCTGCAAGGTATCCGTAACGGTGACATCTGGTTGGTCAAAACTAAGGTAGACCGTGATGGTGAACGTATTTACGGTAATGTATGCCTTGAGGTGTTTCTCAAGAGTCGTGGCACTTGTTTGCTACAGCATATTAATTTGGCAGCATGTACAATTGAAAACCTTGAAGGTGCTTTCATTGAAGGCATGACGCAGCTGTGTGAGCTGCATAGTAAAACTGGAGTAGATGAATCAGGTGAGTACCTCCCGTCTGAGACTGATCGTCAAGTGGGTCTTGGAATGCTTGGCTTGGCTAACCTTCTGCGGCGTTATGACGTTAGCTATCAAGAGTTTGGCGAAGCTTTGAATCTTGTTAGCGGTGGTGTTATTTGCGACGACACTGACGCTGTACGCATCGCTCGTTCTCTTTATTTTGGTATTGAAAATGCAGCAGCCGTCGCACGAAAGTATCGTATGGATCGTGCTTTTGCTATTGCGCCCACTGCTTCTTGTAGCTACCGTCACAACGATTTGGACGGTTTCACAGCTACTCCAGAGATAGCACCTCCCATCGCCCGTCAAGTGGACCGTGACAGCGGTACCTTTGGCGTCCAGAGCTACGATTACGGTCCGGTTGAGATCGCATCGGAAGTTGGCTGGGATGCTTATAAATCAGTTGCGGATGGTATCATGAAGATGCTAGACCGCACGGGACTTCTTCATGGCTACAGTTTTAACTCGTGGAGTGACGTGATCACTTACGATGAAGCCTTTATTGAAGAGTGGTTAGATTCACCCCAAACCTCCCTTTATTACTCGCTTCAGGTTATGGGTGACACTCAAGACAAGACAGATGCCTATGCTGCCTTAGACGAAGAAGATGTCGAACGTTACCTGGAGTTTATTATCAATGATCCTGCTCCAGACTGTAATTGCGGCGAATGACCCCTTACGATAAACTACTTGCCAGGAAGCGAACCTGGACCCCCGTACAAACCACTGCAGGTAAACTTGTGGAGGGCGCTGAAGAAACTATTTATCGCGCCCTTGCACTCCGCCATATGGAACTGCCTGTAGGAGATTTTATTAATGACGCCCTCAAAAATGAAGTTCCGAAAGCAAGTGTGGACCTCCTTCGATCCAATATCAAGGACGAGGAGAATCACGACCTCGCGCTGGGTTACATCGCCAACGCTATCGGCACTGATCCGAAAGCTGAGGCGGAAGCCCAAAGGTTACGAGAAGCTTGGGTTGCGCATCCAGATCACACGCTCCTCAAAGCGTTGGTTGCCGAGCGTGCGATTTTCTTTGTGCTCCTCCCCTTTTTCCGTTTCAACGGTGACGCTGGACTCCGCACAGTAAGTGCTGACATCAGCCGTGATGAGCAAGTCCATGTATCGACTAATACACTTGTCTGCACGGAGATGGGTCTAACCTCTAGCCCCTCCCTTGACAAGCTGCGGAAGGCTACGATTAACTGGGTCATGGAACCTTTGAAGGTCGGTGCCTCCTCTAAATATCTGGACAAAAAATTTTGGCTGGATTCCAGCGACAACCTAATGTATCAGGGCAAAGCTCCCGAACTTTCTGACACCAAGAGAGCACGGATGCCTGCCTTCTTTGAACATGCAAACCCCAACCTCCCTCAGTATGCTTGAAGTTAAGGGGATGACTACTACATCCCTACTTCAAGAACTGTTCGATACCTTTCCACCTATCAACCCAACCCCACAAATGACGATGGAGCAGATCATGTATCAAGCAGGTCAACGCTCCATTGTCGAATGGATTCAATCTAAAATGGATGAAAGCTAATGTGCTTCGGTGGTGGCGGCGGGCAGCAACAAGCTGCAGCGCCCAACATTAATGTAACGCCTCAGACTCCAACTGTAGTAAAGCCTGAAGCTCCCAAACAACTTGCAAATACTTATCAACCTATTCAGAGTCAGCAGTATCAACCTGGATTTCAACAAGCAGGTTCAACTAAACGCCGCCAGGATTTAGCTTCTGGTCGTATTGCTATGGCAAATCGACGTGGTTTGTCTATTGGTGTTTCTGGATCAGCAGCTAATTTCCCAACTGGAGGAATTAACCTGTGAAGAACGCACGTGCTCGGTATGAGAAACTTACTTCTGTAAGGAATAATTTTCTCGACGTAGCTTACGAGTGTTCACGTCTTACTCTTCCTTATCTGGTTCGCCGTGATGAAGGTTACAAAGAGAATCATAAAACTCTTGTAACTCCGTGGCAATCAGTGGGAGCCAAGTCGGTGGTGACGTTGGCAAGTAAACTTATGCTTGCCCTTTTACCTCCGATGACCCCGTTCTTTAAACTGCAAGTTCGGGATGAGAAACTCGGTGAGGAACTTCCTCCTGAGATTAAGACTGAACTCGAAGAGAGCTTCGGTAAAATTGAACGCACAATTATGGATGTTATTAATGCATCCAATGATCGTGTTGTAATCCATGAAGCAATCAAGCATTTGATTGTTAGTGGCAACGCCCTTTTGTTTATGGGCAAAAATGGTATCAAGATGTACCCACTAAACCGGTTTGTTGTAAACCGTGATGGTGACGGTAACGTTCTTGAAATCGTAACCAAGGAGCTGATTTCCCGTGAGCTTCTTGATATCCCTCTACCTAAACCCAATGAAGCTGGCGGCAACTCCGGCTCTGGTAAAAACGGGAAAGAGGATGACGTTGAGGTGTACACCTACGTCCGATTGGAAGAAACATCTGGTCGCTGGGTCTGGCATCAGGAAGTTGATGACAAAATCATCCCTGGCAGCCGCAGTACCGCGCCTAAAAATGTTTCGCCATGGCTCGTTCTCCGATTCAATACAGTTGACGGTGAAGACTACGGTCGTGGTAGGGTTGAAGAGTTCCTTGGTGACCTACGGTCCCTTGATTCTTTGAGCCAAGCTCTGATTGAAGGCAGCAGTGTTGCAGCTAAAGTTGTATTCTTGGTATCACCAAGTAGTACTACTAAGCCTGCTACGCTTGCAAATGCTGGCAATGGTGCTATAGTGCAAGGCCGACCAGAGGATGTACAGGTTGTTCAAGTGGGCAAAACTGCTGACTTCCGTACTGCATCTGAAATGGCTGGCAGTTTGACTCAACGACTTTCTGAAGCATTTCTTGTTCTTTCTGTCCGTCAGTCTGAACGCACAACTGCTGAAGAAGTACGTTTGACGCAACTCGAACTTGAACAACAGCTTGGTGGCTTGTTCTCCTTGTTGACTGTTGAGTTCCTAGTTCCTTATCTAAACCGTACTATGTTTGTTCTGCAAAGGAACAATCAGGTACCTAAACTTCCCAAAGATCTTGTCCGTCCACAAATTGTGGCTGGTGTGAATGCTTTGGGTCGTGGTCAGGATCGTGAATCACTGACTATGTTCTTGCAAACTGTTGCTCAGACCATGGGTCCTGAAGCAATTGCAAAATACATTGAGCCTTCTGAAGTCATTAAACGCTTGGCTACAGCACAAGGCATCGAGACACTGGGTCTTGTTAAGTCTGATCAGCAACTTCAAGGTGAGATGCAGCAACAACAAACAGATCTGCAGAACCAAGAGCTGCTCAAGCAAGCAGGTCAATTGGCATCTGCTCCTGCACTTGACCCCAGTAAAAACCCAAACCTAATGCCACAAGATGACGGATCCAGCCCCACAGCGGAAGCCCCGAGCCCGGAAGTCTAATCCTCCTGAGCCAAAGCGCACCGCTAAGCCCGCTCAAGAAATTAAAAATGAAAAGGCACCTCTCATGGTAGAGACGCCTGAACCGAATCCGGTCACTGAGAAAAAACTCACACCTAAAATGACGCTTGGCGAAGACCCGTACACTGATGACGGTAATCGCTATGCTCCACGAATGAAGGTAGGCACCCCTACCATTGGTCGTTCACCCAACTATGTAAAAACTGTTGGCCTTGGTAACCTTCAAGTAACTACTGTAAATGGCAATTCTAACTTACGATCCGACTCCAGCGGATCAACCGGAACTGAATGAAGCTGAGCAAGAAGCTCTCGCTATTGGCGAACAGCGTGCTCAAGAAGAAAGCCGGATGCTGGCTGGTAAATATGAGTCAGCAGAAGAACTGGAAAAAGCTTACATTGAACTTCAAAAGAAACTAGGAGAATCTAACGATGGCTTGCGGGAAGAAGACCCACAAGGGCGGGGGCGGGAAGAAGAAGTAGAGGAACAGCAAATTGATGCTGACCCTTTGATTGATCTTCTCCAATCTGCTTCTAACGAATATTACGAAAACGATGGTAAGCTGAGTGACGAGACCTTTGAAAAGCTAGCCCAAATGGATAGCAAGGATCTCCTTGAAGCTTACATGCAAGTCCAATCTCAACCTCAAGTTGATGACTTTACTGCAGATCAAGTTACTGAGATTCAGAACTTTGTCGGTGGCGAAGAACAATACAACAACTTGGTTGGTTGGGCTTCACAAAATATGCCAGAAAATTTTGTTAACGCTTTTGATAACTTGATTAGCGTTGGCGATCCTGACATGATTAAACTTGCGGTGACTGGTTTGCAAGCAGCATTCCAGGAAGCCAACGGTTACGAAGGACGTATGCTGTCTGGCAAGCCTGCTCAGACTAAAGCTGATGTCTTCCGTAGCCAAGCTGAAGTGGTTGAAGCTATGTCTGACCCACGCTATGATAGGGATCCTGCTTATCGTCAGGATGTCTTTGCTAAACTTGACCGATCCGATCTTAATTACTAATGACTGACCATCCCTACGGTGTCCCTCATGAAGAGAAAGCTGAGCGTCTTAACGGTCGCTTGGCTATGCTCGGTATCGTTGCTGCTATTGGTTCTTACGCTCTGACCGGACAGATCATTCCCGGTATCTGGTAATGCGTAAACGTAACCCCAAAAAAAATAAAGGGCGTAACTCTCTTAGAATTGCTCAGCTTAGTCAACAAGAATTTCGTGACATGGTTGAGCAAAACATGGATAGAAAAAAACTGAACAAAATGTTTGGTCCTCCTTCACAAGGAGGGTTGCTTCGGTATCTACGTGAAACCGGACAAGCCAAAGGTCCTCGTTCTGGAGCTTAACATGCCTGCTAAAAAGAAACCTGCAACCAAACAACGCTTGGATCCCAAGTGCTGGAAAGGTTACAAAAAACAAGGTACCAAAGTAAAAGGTGGTACCCGTGTAAACAACTGCGTTAAGAAAAAATGATTGAATGTCCTGATTGCAACGTACAGGAACAGTACGTCCTAGAACAACTCCAAGTCAAAGCGGAGATCAACGACAAAACTGCCCTCGCTGTAATCATGGGCAACATCAAACAGGAATCTGGTTTCCGCTCCAACGTATGTGAAGGAGGTGCTATACTTCCTTACGACCAGTGCCTTCGAGGAGGGTACGGTCTTATCCAATGGACGACACACAAGCGCTATGATGGTCTTGGTTCTTTTTGTAAGCGCTGGGTCTGCGATCCTTCTTCCTTAGAAGGTCAGGTCCGGTACATGATCAATGAGAACCAATTCCGTGCGGAGCTTGACTCGTTCAGAACTCCTCATCAACCAGTTCCCTATTACATGAATGCTGCTTCCTACTGGTTAGGTTGGGGCATCTTTGGAAGACGGGAACAATACTCTTACGACTACCTCAAACGATTCAAATGAAAACTCTTGCTATCCTCCCCGCTGTCGCTCTGATGGCTGCACCTGCTTTCGCTGCTCCCTATGTTAATGTGGAAGCGAACTCCGGTTTTACTGGTTCTGACTACACCGGTACCTCCACTGATTTCCATGTGGGTGTTGACGGCGCTGAGGGCGTCGCATCTTGGTACATTCAAGGCGGTCCTACCGTGGTTAGCCCTGATGGTGGCGAAGCCGAAACTATCCTGACTGGTAAAGTTGGTGGTGGTGTTGGCGTTAGTGAGAAACTCTCCGTGTACGGTGAGATCTCCGCTGCCTTCGATGCTGTGAATAGCTACGGCACTAAAGCTGGTCTGAAGTACCGCTTCTAATCCTACCATGTGGTGGGTGGGTCGGCAACTTCATTTCTTCTTAACATGACTGCAACAATTGCACTTAAAAAGGAGAGCGCATGGGAGCAGTTTTGTTCCTGGGTGACCTCTACTAATAACCGTCTTTATGTAGGCTGGTTTGGAGTCCTGATGATTCCTTGTCTGCTAGCCGCCACTATTTGTTTTATTGTAGCCTTTGTGGCTGCACCACCTGTTGACATCGATGGAATTCGAGAACCCGTCGCAGGCTCCCTGTTGTATGGAAACAACATTATTTCGGGAGCCGTCGTTCCGAGCAGTAATGCCATCGGACTACACTTCTACCCAATTTGGGAAGCTGCTTCACTTGATGAATGGCTGTACAACGGGGGTCCATTCCAACTCGTCACTTTCCACTTCCTCATTGGCATCTATGCTTACATGGGACGTGAGTGGGAACTTAGCTATCGACTAGGAATGAGGCCTTGGATCTTTGTTGCGTACTCTGCTCCTGTCGCCGCTGCGACTGCTGTCTTCCTTGTTTACCCGTTTGGACAAGGTTCTTTTTCGGATGCTATGCCCTTGGGGATATCCGGCACCTTCAACTACATGTTGGTGTTCC